CCTAACTATTTTCAGCCCAGCACCTTCGGCTCTATGGAGCTGAAACAGAAGGAGGGCAGTGAAGACATCGGCCAAGAGCTGAAAGAGACGACCAAGGTTGAGTCCGTTGCTCTTAGCAACTTGCCGTTAAAGAGGTGCGACTTCATCAAGATAGATGTTGAGGGTATGGAGTTTGAGGCATTAGATGGGGCGCAGGGCTTGATAGAGCTTTGTAAGCCAGTGATGCTGATTGAGTTCATCAAGGTGGACAAGGACAAGCTCGAAAAGCGTCTTGCTGATTCTGGTTACAGCGCATATCAGTTTGGCGGCAACTTTCTTGCAATCCACGAATCTGATAAGATGGCCTCAGATGTGAGCGTTGAAGATGACAAGTTGAGGATAGGCTAATGGCATACGGAACAAAATCGGCTAAGGGCATGAAAGAGCAGCTCGGCAAGAAGGGCGGCAAAAAAGGCACTATGTGCGGCAAGTATGCGAGTAAGAAATAATGGCTCGCGGTCTCTATGCAAACATCCACGCCAAGCGTAAGCGTATTAAAGCTGGCTCAGGCGAGAAGATGAGAAAGCCCGGCGCAAAGGGCGCACCCACGGCTAAGGCGTTCAAAGCTGCCGCCAAGACTGCAAAAAAGAAAAAAAAGTAATGCCTGAAGGTTTGTTGCAAATGCGTTCCCGCCCGCTGCGTCAGCGTGGGCTGTTCAGCGTTCCAGTGGATGAGGATACGCGAAGCGTTCTCCTGCCGTTCGCAGAGCGTGAGGGCGAGTTTTCATTTGCACTGCCACAGGCCGCCATTGAGGCTTACGAGAGCTTCACGCTTCCCGGCCAAGCTATGCGCGGCGAGCTAGGCGCACCCGGCAGCCCTGAGATGGTTCAGGGAGCAACCCGCTTCGGCGTTGATTATGGTATGCTCCCGGCACTAGCTGGTGGATTGCTCACCCCTTCGCCTAACACTTTGCGTATGGGTATGGGCGGCGCAGATACAGTTTCCGGCGGTGCTAGACGCGGCCCAGAGGTTGATGAACTCGGCTTTTACAGCAAAGCCCTTGAGACGGCTCGTATGCTGCCGCAGGAAAAGGGAACCGGGGAGCAGTTCCGTTCTATGCTGACAAAGGCTGGTGTGAAGGAGGATGAGCTAAAGTTCACCCCCGGCCTTGAGGGACTTCTCAGCCAGCCAAAGGTCACCAGAGACGAGCTTGTAGGTCTGCTGGAGGAAAGCAGAATCAGGCCTGAGGAGACTGTTTTTTTTGCGGATGATGCTTCTGAGTTTGACAAGCTAAACTTCCCTAGTGAGCCAGAGGTTCTGGATGTATATGATGCTTATGGCCGACATTATGTCAGGGAAGAAGTTGACATGATTCTTGATGACCCCGAAAACGCATCTGAGCTATTGGCAAAATTGCAGGGTTACCCTCAGGAGAGGATAGATGAGCTTGCTCAGATAATTGATGAGGAGGGGATTTATAGCGACAAAATCTCTTCAATGGAGGAGGGCGACCTAGCCGATGTAGCTGAAGCGATTGTTAATGAGAGATACAGTTATGACCCTGTATATAGGTTGCAAGACCCAGATACAGGATATGAGATTATTGGCTCTGAAGAATCTGGGTATCACATCGCAGATGAGGAAGGCAGATTTGTTGGGGAGCCAAATATCAGTAGCCTTGATGAAGCTAGAGTTCAGGCAGATTATATAGCCAGAGAATCTGGCCTTATTGGCTATGAGGGCGGCGAGGGCGGCACTAGATTTATGGAATACACTGAATCCGGCGGCAGTAACTACCGGGAGATGTTGCTTCAAGTGCCAGAATATGAGGGTATGACTGATGAGTTTATAGCCACTGGCCACTTTGACGAGCCAAACATTGTAGTCCACGCCCGCACCAAAGACCGCAGCAGCGACTCAGGCACAGATGATGTGCTGTATATTGAGGAGCTTCAGTCCGATTGGGGCCAGAGGGGGCGTGATAGAGGGTTTAGAGGCTCCGAATCCAACAAAAAGCAAATAGAAGAAGTTGAGTCAAAAATAGATGAGCTAGAAAAATTACGAAAAAAATATAGCGACCAAAGCGTTGCCTATGTCGAAGATTACAAAAAAAGACTTGGCATTGAGGATGCTGAAATGCCTTATGCGGCACTTCAAGACCTAAGGCGATTTGATGACAAGTATGAAGCTATCTATCAAAACTTTCAAAGCGCCGATAGAGAATATGATGGCTATCTTCGTGAACTGCAAAATTTAAGGTCAACCCCGCCGCAAGGCCCGCTTGTCGGCAGTTCAGAGAAGTTTGCTGAGGTTGGCATCAAGCGGCTCATCAATCGGGCCGCAAAAGAGGGCAAGCGTTATGTAACTTTCTCTCCGGGCGAGGTTCAGGCCGACAGGTGGAATAACGAAGGTCTAAAGACATTTTATGACAAGATAATCCCGAAGGTTGGCAAAAAGGTTGCTGGCCGTCTTGATAAGGATGCCCGCGTTGGCTATCTGGATGATGTCCGAGATGACAGATTTAGCATAGAAATCACCGACAAGATGCGCGAAGAAGCTCTGCGCGGCCAGCCCTTGTTTATGGCCCCAGCCGTTCCAACGGGTGCGGGTGGCTTGCTCGGAGACGACCGCCGGGTAGAGACTGTTGAGGATTTCTACAGGGCGGGAATACTGTAATGCCTCTCATCAAAGGCTACAGCAAGAAAAGTATTTCAGAGAACATTCGCCGTTCTATGAAGGAGGGAAAGTCCCAGAAGCAGGCCACGGCCATAGCTCTGGATGTCGCCCGCAAAGCTAAGAAGAAAAGGAAAAAGACATGAATACTTGCGGAAACTGCCCGATGCCTAGACGCTGTTTGTCAGCAGAGCGTTGCATCGTGTATAAGGAAGGTGCGGAACCTGTTGTTTTGCCTGAACCCAAACCTGTCCCGGTCAAGACCTCATTCGGTGTTGGCTCCACTGGAAAGAAAGCCAAGAAAGGCGCGAAGAAATGAACTACGGAATGAAGAAGGGTAAGAAATACGACCCACGCTCAATGGCACAAGACACTACCGGGGCTGGCGTTATGCAAGCTGTTCCGCGTGACCGCGCCGCGCCTCTGGCTCGCCCGATGAAGCGCAAGCCGAAGATGAATGTGCAGACAGGGAAGTATGTGAGCAACTAATGTTCACGAGGGTGATGATGCGGCCAAGGCCGCAGCGGCGGCGGGTTGAACCCACAGTTGCCGCAAAAGAGGAAACAGAAATCAAGTCTGAGGCTCCGGCTGAGTTCAGCCTGTGCGCTGGTTGCGTGACTAAGAAGTTATGCAGGGAGGCCAGTGCGTGTATGTATGGCGGCAAAAAGCCAAAAGGAAAGCGAGCCAATGGCAGAAATGGACGATTACCAACTTAGCACCATCGTTTCCTCTGAGATTACTGATGCGCTAAATCACTTCGATAGCGAATACAGCCAAGAGCGTATTCGTGCGATGGACTTCTATATGGGTGAGCCTCTCGGCAATGAAGTTGAGGGGCGTTCTTCTGTTGTTAGCACTGAGGTGGCTGATACAGTTGAGGCCATTATGCCGAACCTGATGCGAGTGTTCACGGCCAACGACAAGTATGTTCGCTTCAATGCCCGCACTTCCGAGGATGTAGAAAAGGCCGAGCAGGTATCGGACTATGTGAACTACATCATTAACCACGACAATGAGGGCTACAAGACGCTCTACAACTGGTTCAAGGATGCGCTCCTGTTCCGGCTGGGCGTGGTGAAATACTATTACGAAGAACAAGAAGAAGTTGACGAAGAGGAATACAATGACCTTTCCGAAGATGAACTGGCTATGCTCCTTGCAAACCCGGATGTCGAAGTTATTGAGCAAAACGAAACAGTCACTGAAAGCTACTTGGACGAAGCTGGTGAGCTGGTTCCGCTTGCATCTACCTATGATTTGAGCGTCCGGGTAACCAAGCGTTCCGGCAAAATTAAAATCGTCAATGTGCCGCCAGAGGAGTTTCTGGTCAACCGCCGGGCTACCAGCCTTGAGGATGCCTACTTTGTTTGCCACCGCACAACGATGACAGTGAGCGACCTTGTGGCAATGGGCTACGACCGCGAGGAGGTTGAGGCACACGCTGGTATCAGCGACCTAGATGTGGATGAGGAGCGCACCAACCGCTTTCAGGACACTGAGGCCGTTACTGGCACAGATGCCGCAGACCCGACACTGCGCGAGGTCGTCTATTACGAGTGCATTGCCAAGATTGACTATGATGGCGATGGTATTGCGGAACGCCGCCGGATTTGCGCTATTGGCAGCAATGGCTCACATATTCTGCATAACGAGCCGTTTGACCATGTGCCGTTTGCGGTTGTCAGCCCGATTCTGATGCCACACCGCCTCATTGGCCGTTCCATTTACGATATGACCGAGGACTTGCAGGTTATCAAGTCTACCCTGCTACGCCAGTATTTGGACAGCGTATATACCAGCACCTTGCCGCGTATGGGCGTTGTTGAGGGTCAGGTCAACATTGATGATGTCTTGGATGGCACTGCTGGCGGGATTATCCGTATGCGTCAGCCCGGTATGGTTCAGCCATTCTCAGGCTCCCCGGTTGGCGGAGAAGTGCGTCCCCTGATGGATTACCTTGATGAAATCAAGGAGCAGCGCACTGGTATGAGCAAGGCATCACAAGGCTTGGATGCCAACGCTCTGCAATCAACGACTGCGAGTGCTATCTCTGCCACAGTTCGCGGCGCACAGGTAAAGC